TTTGATTAATTTTGTAAGGTTGAAAACTAGGATGATAGTTAAGAGTTAATCCATCAACATACTCATATGTATAACCGGTATCACCCCATTCTATAATCTTTGGTATAAAATTTAAGTCATATCTTTGAAATATAGAAAAAATAAATGGTAGGTGAGAATTTTTTTTAAGATTTCTTATTTTAACTATTTCTTTCAACCTTGACCCCTATATTTTTTAAATGAAGCTTTCTTACGTTTATTCATAGATGAAGTTTTAATCCATCGTCTACCGATACTGGTTTTTTTACGTACACCATTCCACTTTTGCGCTTTAAATCTCATATACTATATTATATCATAGTTTAAGGGGAATGTAAACAGCTTAGAGGAATTTATAGTAAGAATATTGGAATGATGCAATTGCAGTAAGATACTCTACATCGGTTGTTGTAATATCAAATGGAAGAGATGAAAGACTTATTGGGTGAGCATCTACAAATTTAATTTGTTTTGTGACGTTATTAGCTGAGTTCATGACAGTAAGTGTCATATCTCTATAATGGTCTGAACTTGTTGATGTTACATGTTTTGTTTCTACAAGTGATTTTAACCAATCAAAAATTTCTTTATAATTTAATAGGTCTTCATCAATAAGATATGATATTTCAAATGTACCAAATTTCATTTTATCTCCAGCTCTACTTACATCAATATCTTTATAAGTTAATGGTGCACCATCAACAGATACATCTGGAAGCATCATTGTTTGAATAGTCCACTCTGCACCAGAATACGCTTGGGTATCTAATGTTAAAACGAACGATGATGGATTTAAAAAGTTTGGCATATAGTTATTTATACAAAAAAAAACGGGGCTTTCGCCCCGTTTAGATGTATATTAGAAAATTATAGGTTTACAACCTTACGTTTTCTGTAGTATACGTTTGCTCCAGCACCAGCTGTGACAAATGGATTGTCAGCAAGACCGTAACGAGTTTTGAATCCAATTTTTGGTTGGAAGTCATTTTCGCCAATAGTCTTCATCATGCTTAATGGAACGTATGGGCAATAGAACATACCAGCATCATAAGGATTAGAACCCTTATAACCGATAGTGTAATAATCTACGCCTGCATATGGATCGATATAAACTTTCATACCGCCAGTCATAGTACCAGCAAATAATGAACCAGTAACATCTGAATCAAAGTTGCTAGGACCAGATAGACCCAAAGTTGTGTCCATCATACCAGCAGCATTTAATGCAGCAGCAACGCCATGTGAAACAAGCGCCCAGTTACCCTTACCACGACGAGTGGAAACAGCAATTTGGTTTGCTTCTTTTTCCATAGCAAATACCATACCTTTGATTCTTTCAACTAACCATCTTGCACCACCTGTATCAGCAGCATCAGTAGCATCGAACTCACCAGAAGCAAGTGTAGATGTTACAGACTTAAGGTTAATGTTACGGATGATTTCACGATTCATTTCAGCTAGAATTTCAGTTGAAAGGATATTCGCAAGTTCAGTTTCCGCAGATAAACCATGTACCGCTTTAAGGTCTTGAGCTAATTCAATTGTGTATTGAGCTTTAAGAGCACGAGACTTTGCAGTCACGGAAGTCTTATCAATTGAGAAAGCCATTTCGGCAAATGCACTACCAGTGTTACCTAACGCTTCAGCTTGTGCTGTAGTCATACCAGGACCAGGAGTGTAGTCATCAACTGAGTCAGCGTCTGAAGAATCACCTTCAAACGGATTAGTTGAATCATTAGCAGTTCCTGCAGCTACACCAGAAAATTCTGTGTTAGCTTCGTCATGTAATGCTTCAGTACCACCTTGTGTTGCGTAACGGCTCTTCATAGCAAAGATTAGACCAGTAGGACCAGTCATTGGCTGAACGCCAACTAAATCGAATGCTAGAAGCGCAGGTGTTGCACGTCTTACCAAGCTAATTAGGACAGGGTCCCAATTATCAACTCCACCGCCAGTTAAATTAGCCGCGACTTCGTTCATTTGAGCTCTTTCTTGGATTTGTTGTTTTTCCATATTCTCAAGAACTACTGCAGTTACATTACGTCTGTGTGAATCAGTAAATTTGCCAGCATCTTGTGAATCAAGTACAGGTGCCCATTTTTCCTGTAATTGTGTTTGATTAATTTCCATTTTTATATTCTCCTATAAATGGGTTAATTAAGTTCGCGACATCGCGTCCAAGTAGGCTTGCATTTGAGCAGTTACTTCTTGGGGTTCGGGTGTATCCTCGGTAATTGCATCTACTTCATTAGTAGATTCTACCGGGGCATCTTTATTAAGGTAAGATTCCTTAATTGTAGCTACTTTAGTTGCAAAAGCTTCATTATCATCAGCTTCAATAGCTTCAGTTAACTCAGTTAATTTTGCAGTTTCAGTTGCAGTTAAGCCTTCACATGCTTCACGGATAATGTCTTTTCTTTCGAAAGCTTTAACTTTCTCAGATAATTCAATAGCCTTTTCAGTAGCATCATTTAATTGAGATTTAGCATCTTTAGCTTCTTCAGATAGGGAATCTAAAATATCTCCCGCATCGTCAGGAACATTGATGTAATGCTCTTTAAATAATGTACCTAATGAATTAATGAATGACTCTGTGATTTCAGACTTAAGAGAATGCTCAATTGCAACCTCGTTGTCTTTCATCCAGTTTTCGACTACATATGTTAAGTAACCGTCAACTTTGTCAACCAAATCTTCTTTAATAGCTTCAACTTCACCAGCTAAATCAGATGAATATTGCTCTTCTAATCTTGCTGTCTCAGCGTTAACTTTAGATGTAAGTGCTGCTTCAAAAATAGTAGCTGCTTTTTCTTTAAAGCCTTCAGACAATGTGTCTTCGTCTTTAACCAAAGCTTCAACGTCATCTTCAAAAGACTCTTTTTGAGCCTTCTTCTTTTCAGGAATACCTTCGACTTCATTGCCATCATCACCTTTTTTCTTTTTCTTTGTGTTACCAGGTGTAGCTTTGTTGTCTGCTTGAGCGGTTTTACCACCGGTATCTCCAGCGTTATCTACTGTTTCATCAACTTCGTCTTCATCTTCATCTTCCTCTTCTTCATCATCGTCTTCTAGCTTAGCCTTAGCTTTAGCTTTCTCCGCTGCTTCAAAGATTCCGTCAAGGTCTTCTTTTGACATTTCTGTCAGAGAAGCCTTAATTGCTGATACTGTACGAGCTGCTGTTAGAGGTGCCTCTGGAATATCTAATTCCTCAGCTTCTACTTGCGTATCCTCAACAATAACCTCGTCTACAGTTTCCTCAACAACTTCGTCTTTTTTAACTTCAGACATTGTTTTCTCCTTTAGAGATTATAGTTTAGAGAGGAAATGCTCGAAGCCTGCTGATTGTTGCTCTTCCGAGAAACACTCTTTAGACTCTTTCACTTCTGTCTCACCTTTTTCAATTGTTTGGATAAAATGACCACTACCGTCTGCTTCCCAACTAACACCTTCCATAATGCCATTTACAAATGCATTAGGTGCAGATGGGTCTTGTACGATATCAATAGTGTTAAGCATGAAATCATCCCTAACATAATTGGCACCATCTTTCATTTCCAAACTTCCCATACCACGACTTGACACTCCTAGTTGAACACCACCTTCGACAAGACCCTTTACGATCTTACCCATAGGGGTATCTAATATAAGTGCTTTTCCCATCACATTATTACCGTCCCATTTGAGTTCGGTAATTCTGTGAGAAACTTTATCCAAATTAATGGATGGACCCTCGGGGTGATTTAATTCTCCCACCGCTCGGCCTGTAATTACTTGTTCATTTACGAACCTATCTACTGCTGAAGTAAGAACTTCCCTGGTATAAACTCTACCATTTTTATTCTTATTCTCAGCTTGCATGAATACACCTTCTAAAAATGTATTCTTCTTTCCATTCTTTCCTTCTTGGATTGAATATCCAAGTTGGGTATTAGTATATTCTGCAATTAGTTTCATTTAAGCTCCCATTAAATTTAAGAAATCTTTTAAGGCATCCTCAGCCTTCTTCATCGAAGAATACCCATCAACGAATACATCATCAATATATAAGTTAAACTTATTTGTAATGACTGCTGATGTTTTCTTCTTTCGTCCAAGTTTGGTTAATTCCTTGGCTACCTTTTCACCTTTCGGGAGTTTTAACTTAGCTTCTATTACTTCGTTAAATGATTCTTTAAACGTTTTCATCTGTTGCTTCTTCTCCTTGTGGTGTCTCCACCGCAGGCTCTTCTGCAACTGGAGTATCGTTCGATGCTCCATACAATTTAGAAGCAACTTCTTGTTTATGATTATCTAACGCATCAATAATTTTGTCATGCATAATACTATTAAATGTATTATTGCTTTTCATTGCGTCACCCTTTTTAATATTATCTATTAAATCTTTCGTACTCATAGTCTCTCTTTATCTTATTTATAAAATTGTTTATTTCCAGTAAACTTTATGTATACACCTCGTATACAATAAGTTTATATTGCAGAATTAGCTATTTCTGGATTAATATCATCTGGTTTCAATGGATCTTTTTCATTATCCTTAGCAATTTGTTTGATATCATCATCATTTAACTTCAGAATATTACGGCGTATCCAGTCTTTAGACCAGAATAATCCAATATATTCGTCCATCATTTGAACCATTTCTATACGTTCTCTAAGGATTTCACTATCCTTAAGTTCAGCATAATAATTATCTCTACTGTATTCGATGGTTATACCATCTTTCATACCATTCCATTCATCAAGTTTTATGATATTTTTAAGAACAAGTTGTCTCTTTAATGCTTCATAAAACAAATTATTAAATTTAATACGAATTCTGTTTATAAATTTTTGAAATTTAAGTTCGTCGCGAGTAATTTCTGATGAACGTCCAATTGAAAACGCATCTGCTTCTGTTAATCTTGACATTGGTATGTTTAAAGCTTTATATAACTTCTGTTGGAAATACTGTATATCTTCAATCTCTCCAAGATTTGCACCACCTGGTAGAGTATCAATTTCAGTTCCACGACCACCTTCTCTACGTGGTAACCAAAAATCTTCCATAACATTTCTATGAACCTTTTCATCTCTAATAGCTCCTGTCGTAGGGTCATATACAATCTTATTACGATACCTATTCATTGTATTGTTAAGGTATTCCTCAGCTTTACCTTTAGGGAGATTACCTACATCAATATAAAATATTCGTCTTTCTGGTGCTCTTGATATACGATAGATAACAAGGGAGTCTTCCATCATACTTAATTGGTTTAATGGCTTAAGAGCTTTTTGTAAATAACCTATAACCTTATCTCTATTTTCATTTAATAAACCAGAGTTAACTTGAATAATAGCATCTGTATTTATTTTTAATCCTTCAGAACTATTATACATACTATCATCTTGATATAAGTAATATTCTGCACCATCTTTAATTAATTCAGCACCAGTCTTAGGGTCTTTAACCTTTTCAGTCTCTTTAATCTTACGAATCTTAGTTGGGTCAATTGGTCTTAATTCTTTTATACCATCACCAATATTATTATCAATAATAACATGAAAGAATAACCTACCATCAACATACCACCGCTTAAATATATCATATGCATTATTACGGAAGTTAGTTAAAGCAAGAATTTTTTCAAATTCCATATGAATTAAATCTTTAATTTTATTTGATTGGCTGAGTTTATCAAGGTCTAATTTGAGAATTTTACCTGACTCAACTGTAATAGCTTCATTACATATATCTTCAACAGCTAAATCAACCTCAGGATACTGAGATATCGTACGGTATTTCATTATTAATTCTTTATCGTTTTGAAACTTGTCACCTTGCAGATCCATATACTGGCCAAAGTAACCACCTGTTGGTGATATTTCAAACGCACCATCCTCGTTATCTGGAGTAAACGATACTGGTTTGGTGTTTTCCGGTTGCTTTCTTTGTATCTGCCAACCGAATAGTGATCTGTTTTGTTCTGCCATTTAAATAATCCTTTACACTTCTTTCTAAATATATTTATTTATACACTTAGAAAGAAGTGCCCGAGGGCACTCCTTAATGTTATATCGATGATTTACGTTGTCTTATTAGATTCCCAATACTGAACTTGAAGTTCAACTTCAAACTCTTCAATGACATCACCTGTATCATAGCTTACTTCAATTGCTCCTAAGCTAGTAGGCCAGGTTCCTCTCATATTATAAGTTTTCTTTACAGTACCATCTTTGTCCAATTGCTCAACAACCATATCAGCCATATAAGAACTAGGTTGTGTTAACCCTGTGTTCTCTTGGTGCTGATTAATGCCGTTCATCCATTGTTCAAAAGAATTACGTACGTTAAAGTCAGTATCGTTAATAACGGTAACACCCCAAGGGTCAAACGTTCTATCACCTGCAATTTTCAATTGACGCCCACGAAATGGAACTTCGATAGGTGCAATTGTACTTGCTGGTAAAGAAGATGCTTTACACATGTATGATGCTAATGACACATCCGCCGTAACATAACTTGGAAAAGCCATTGTTACTTTGAATAGATTAGGTCTAGCACCGCCGCCAACTAACTTGGCTTTCATATCATCTACGCCTAAAATAGCCATCTTTAATTACCTCCCGCGATTTCACTAAACTCAACACCAGTACGAGTTGCAATGAAGTTAAGTGTAATGTAGTTAATAGATCTTGCAGGTTTAACATAGATATCAGCAACAAACTTATTAGCATCTATAATGGCACCAGTATTATTGGTTCCATCACAAACAACTTTAAAGTCTGTAATACCACGTCTTCCTTTCACATCTCTCAAGAAAGGTTCAACCATATTTCTAAATTGAGCCCTCGTAAATTCATCATTAAATTCGAATAATGATGCTTTAGATGCTGTACTAACTGCTTTCTCCAATACAATAAACAATCTTCGAACATTTATTCTATCGAACGATGATGGTTTATTTTGTAAAGTTTTATCACCAAATAACACTGTACCCGAACCAGGGAATGTAACAATTGGGTTTACACCCTGCTTGTATAGAGTATCTCTATCCGCTTGGTTAGGATTATATGCTAGTTTAGTAACGTTACGAACATTACCACGAGTAAATCCAGCTGGTGAGAACCATGCATCTGCAACCATATCGGCGTTAGCCGTTAGTCCAGCTGTTGATCCCGCCGCGCAAATATAACGATATACATCATTGTATTTGTCATACACATATAAAGAACTTGAATCTCCAAAGCCATAAGACGTTGAAGTACAACCTGTTCTCCATGCTGTTACTGTTGTGTATGGTGCTGCTGCATTTGCTGTAGCTGCTCTCTCTGGTGAGACAAAGCCTACTGCATCCTTTCTTGCTGCACATAGTGCAGTTATATGATTACTTAGTGTAATGTTATCAGCTGCACTCAATCCTGAGTTTGCTTGGAACACTAAGTTTACATCAATTGTTTCCGCATCGGCGAATTTATTGTACATCAAAGTAGTTTCACCTACTGTCAATACGTTATCATCTACACCACCAGCTATGTTAGCAAAAAATACATTTACTTGTGTAAATGCATTACTTGCGGCCGCTTCACCAGCATCTGTTAATGCTGCTGCGTGGTTACCTATACGAATCCATTCAGAGTTTGTATTGATATGGTCTTTATAGTATAAAGACGTACCATCACTAGATTTTACATCACTTGCTTGACTTAAGTAACTAAATACTTCAAGTACTTCGCCAGCTGTGCCTGTTATAGCACCTGTAAAGTCTCTGACTACTATATGTATTTCATCATTTGAACCACCTACTGCTGCGGCTCCGGTTGAAGTGCCAGGAGCACTTTCAGTCCATGTTTTCCAAAGTGCTGAACCAGCCCAAGATGTGGCGTTGGTTGCAACTTCCACTGTTAATGCATTACCAGTTACACCAGGATGACGGGCCATAACCCAGTCAGCTGCCGCAGGCGATAATGTACTAAAATGGTCATCATTTTTAGCTAAGATACCAGTTCCAGATAATGTTGCATTTCTGGCAGAGGAACCTACAGCTCTGACAACTTTCAAGTCGTTGCCGTAACTTAAAAATTGGGCTGCCGTCATAACACTTTCAAATGTGTTTGCATCAGGCTTCCCAAACTTATTAACTAACTCCGTTTCCGACGTTACAGTAGTAACCTCTTCGCAAGGACCCCAGCTGAATGCTCCAGCCATAGCTCCTATTGTTGACGATGTAGACGGAACGACATTAGTCAGATCAATTTCTTTTACCTGTACACCAGGCGATACTAGAAATGCCATTTATTTCTCCCTTGTCATGTTGTTATAAGTTTTCATAATACGTGATTATCTCAATATACTTATTTATAAAAACTAACCATTCCAAACTTTCCACTCTTTTCCAAAAGGATGTTCCTCCATACCTTTAGGCATATTACCTATCGGAATGACTTCATCTTGTAATTGTTTAACTTTTTCCTTATATAACATATGTTTTAGCCTAACATCAGTTGATTCTTTAAAGAATACTGTAGATGAAAACCATCCAAATAAAACTAAATTCATCATTAAATCATCAAATGAATTATGATCTGCTTCATATGAATTACCTCTAGCGATGAATGTACTCATTTCTCGTATAGTATCTTCATCGTGTATTATTAATTTTTTCTGCTCCAATATATCTTTTATATTAGAACAACCAATTCTTTTAACCTTTCGAGTCATTGTTATACCAATTGCACTTGCTTTAATCATACTCTCTACAAATACATTCTCATATTCTAAATCATAATATAAACCATTACATACTACTTGACCAGCATCATTTGATTCAACTACAACGTAGGCCATATTATAAAATGTAGCATATTTGTATATTACATCAGGGAATAACAGGGGACTCATATTATTATCTCTAAATACACATACTTGTTCAAATGGATTTAAAGTTACATCAATGATTGTGAATGTAGAATAGTCTTGGCCTCTTCCCTTTGATACATCCACTGTCATTATATAATTATGATCTTCTACAGGACGTTTATATACTTTTAAATTTTCCCATTCATCAGTAGGTTCACTTGCTCTTAAAGCTAATAATATATCTGCAGATAGTAATGTATTACCTGTACCATGAAATGAGTTACCAAATTCTTGGTCAAATTGCAATGGAGATGTATTTTCAATAGTTGTTTGTTTCCATGCTTCATCTCTTCCTGGGACATCCCACCAATCAACTCTATATGGAACAAATTCATTTGTATGCTGAATAGCACCTTCATATAACTTATGGTACATATTACCTATACCATTAGCAGTAGATGTAATAATAACCTTTGATGTTTTACCACCTGAAATTACAGGATAAGTTGAAGTATAAAATTCTGTAGCATTATCTACGAATGCAAACTCATCAAGGTATACGAGATTAAGTGACATACCACGAATAGAGCTTGAGGATGTAGCTGATGCTATAAGTCTTGAATTATTTGAGAATGATATAGATTTTTTATTAAGAGATGTACATCCAGGTTGAAGAAAGAATGGAAGACTTTCTAACATAAGAGTAATCCTACCCAACATTTCCCTAGCAATAACTTCTTTATTAGCGAGAATACCTAATACTTGTTCACCTTTAAATATAGCATACCATAAAAGATATGCACAAACTCCAATTGATTTACCACTTTGACGACATGCAAGAACAATATTAAATCTATTAGCTTCAAAATGAGTAAACATTTCTTCTTGATATGGATATAATTCAAATGGTACTAATCCTTCATCAAGGTTAATAATTTTACAATATTGTTTTGCAAAATATACAGGGTCTTTTAAACACTTTTCGTATTCAACTAATTCCTCTTTAGTCCACGGGTGTTCAACGTCTGCTCCTCGGACATTAGGATTTCCTAAATAGTAGTTTGATTCATCACTCATCTGGTAATTCTACAGTTGCGTCAATTACGTTTTCTTGACGTAACATCTTCTGTAGTTCGGCTGTCGATCCTATAAATACGTTGTTAGTATCACCCTTATGTGTTAATGCAGGTCTATCTTCTTTATCTTGATCCTTTTTTCTTTTATGAAGTTTAAGAATCTTCTCCCCGATTTCTGCATTATTTTTGATTAGCTGGCCAAGTACTTCAAAAGCTCTTGGATGTTCTGACTCACGAGCAAGTTCTAACATTAAATCTATTGCTTCATCACCTTGTCCAGCTAAATCATATAAATTTTGACGGACTTGATCGTAGTCCGCCTCAATCTTATTTTTCGTGCCAGTCGATATGTGCTTCTGGATTTTCGTCTCCATGTTCATGGTCATCGTCGTGTTCTTGTGGGTTTTCATAATATGTATTCCATAATTCCATTACACCATACTTTGTACGGCTTTCATCTTTATTACCACCTTCATATGGTATAGCAAGATTATCTTCAATAAGAGTTTGGTTAGCATCTTTGCCATTTATCTCAATCGTACCAAGTACTCTTCCGAATTTACCTTTTTCCATATCTTCAGTAACTAAAGTAAACTCTCCATCTGTTTCTGCTAATAATTCTATTAGTCTATGCTTTGCAGCCAATCCCCAAGATTTCTCTTGTAGATTTCTTGTTCTACTCTCAGGTGTATCTATACCCATTAATCTAATTCTATCTCTCATGAATACAGAAAAACCTAATTCTATATCTGCGTCAATGGTATCACCATCAACCACTCTCACTAAGTGTGCGTTAAATCTGAACATTATATTCTCCTCTATACGTCAGTGTCAAAAAAGTTAATCGTTTCAGTGTATGGTTCTTTAAAACCACCAGCACCGTCAGATGTTGTTGTACCTACTATTTTTTGTTGCTCAAATTTATGAGTAGTAGGATCAACATTCTCTGAATAATCAACTTCTGTTTGGAGAATTTGTTTGCTCTTACCTATACCTCTATAATAACGAATACGAGTTGAAAAAGCTAAAGTATAAATAATAGCTCTCCTCGTAACTAAATCACCCTCATAATCATCATTAGTATCGACACTATCTAATATAATAGGAGTGTCGGTTGTGATATCCATACTTGGAATATCTTTTATTGTTACCGTATATTCCGGTTGGAACATTGGTAGAATCTGTTCTAATAGTTGTAATGCTTCATCTTGGCTAGCAGCAAGGATATTTAATTC